CTTGTCCAATTAAAAATTACAGTAGTTTTAACAGCATTAGTTTTTGCACTCTCTGATTTCTTTGGGCGTCCCTTCGGTCTTTTAAAAATCTTCTTGTTTGCTGGTTTACTTTTTGGACGACCTCTTGGCCTTTTAGGCATAACAAATTCTGACATTAATTAGCCACCTCTTTATTTTCTTCATCTTTTACCATTACTAATTTATACCCTTCTGGTACTTCTGTTTGATAATTAAATGTTACTGGTTTTTCTTCTCCAGCAGAAGATTCTCCGGTTTCAATCCAACCACGTTGCCTACCTTTACACTTTAAAGCAAAAATTATTCCCCATGACTCTCCTTTAGCTATAGCAATTCTCAATTTACTTTCTGCCAAATCAAGTAAAGATTCAGTTGATTCTAAACAAATGGATTTTAACTTTGGATTTTTTTCTATTATCTTTTTCAATCTGGAGAAACTAATTTTAAGACGGATGGCCGTTTTCATAACGAAACCATCACATCTAATTAAGGCTTCTGCTACTCTTTGGAACCCAGGGTCTTTATCACTCCTTAAAGAAGGAGGAACGATTTTATACTCTTCCAGCTCTTTTTTTAGCGTATCCATTTGTTCCGGAGTCAACTGAGATTTTTTGCCACCCTGAAAAACCTTTAGGTTCGTTACCTTTGGATTTTCTGGCGGAGTCCCTTTCCCGTTACCGTTTCCATCTCCTACTCTTTTAAAGGCCATAACAAAATCCTCCCTATATATTAAATAAGGTTTTTTGGACTCCTATAAAAATAATCAATAATTTTAATAAGTTATATTAAAATATTTAATTTCTAAACAGGGCTATTTTTTATAATAAAATTGAATAGTTATACGACCAAAAAATGGATACTTAGGCCCTAACATAGACAAATAAGCTAATATTCTTCTAAGTTATTGATTTTATTTATCAAAGCTGATACTCTACTAAGTCATTAAATTTATTCATCAAAACAGATATTTAAGGCCCTAATAAGGCCAAACAAGCTAATGTTCTTCTAAGCTATTGATTTTATTTATCAAAAAAAATATATTTTCCTTCATTTTTTTATTTATTTTTATATGAAATTTATATATAATAAAAATAAACTAAATAATTAAATATATTAGAAAGGAGGTTATAACAGTTCTCCAGCATAAATAAGAAATTTTAAGGCCCTGGTAAAAAACCTATTTTCGCCTTATAGGTGGCCCAGTAAAATAAATCCTATTAGTGGATTTAGCCTTTTAAATATTAAAATTTCTTATCTTTGGTTAAGGACTCCGAACCCTAATTTTTACAGGATGGGTTTTAAAAAATTATACCGGGAGTCTTAAATCCAAAAGCCGATTTAGGGAGTGGCTGAAATGGCCCGAAATGGTATCCCCGGAACTATTCTAGGACTATAAAATTTTTTCCCACAGTCCCGAGTTCCGCCAGTAAAAAACCAATTAGTGCTTTTTGGTGGCCTGGCCGATTGGAATAATTCAGGTAAGATCCCAGGGAGTAAGCGCAAAGGGATGCGCTGGATAGCCTGTAAAGAATTAGAAGTCCTGTGGGATGAGTGGAAACATTCATCCCATCATTTGTCGGTTGAAGTGAACTAAAAATAAAACAGAAAGGAAAGAAAATGGAAACTGCAAAAATCAAAAAAGAGTTAGAGGATCTGCAAGCAAAAATCAAATGGAATTGGGAAGTAGGACCCAAAGAGGTAATAAAAATTATTGACCTCTTTAATGAACATTTAACTTCTTTAGCAGATGAAAAAGGAGAATAAAAATGAATCTGAAAGAAGCTAGGGACCAAGGATATAAGGAAGGAAGGGTTTCTTGGACGCAAGGGTATACAACAAGAAAATTCAGAAGTGAAGAAAAAATCAAAGTCAAAATGTCAAGATTCGGTGAACTTTATTATTTAATCCCATCTTGGCGTTCAACCAGATTCTGTAAAAGGCAATACCTAGTAAAGGAGGAGATATGAAAAATAAAAGAAAAGTAAAACGAAATGACCAAGGGTTTGGGTATCTGAAATTCGTATCCGGACCCCATGATCGCACCAAAACCAGAGTTTGGGTGCATAACCTTTTAATCAAGAAAGAAAATGATGAGGAGTTTGTAGATTTTCCTATCCAAAATGCCATTATCGACCAAACCCAAAAGGGATCATTGGTAATGAGACCCCATAGCGGAGGTTGTAATATTTTCTTGGTTGAACTTCCTTCTGGTTACAGAGGAAATTCTGTAATAAAAAATATATTTTGTGGGCCTGGTTGTCTTGAAGCGTGGGGTGTTGCTAATGGACAAACCTATCACTCTGAACTAGGAAATTTAGGAGAAACAGCTTGGGCAATAGTCAATGCTGACGGCCCGATCGACGTCTTCGCCAGAGTAACCGGACGAAGTATTGATCAGGAAGATATTGCTTTCCGTTTAATTCCAGATGGCAGTCAGGAAGAGTTAATTCTTGATCAAGAAATACACAACCTGTTAAAATAGAAAGGAGCATCAAAATGAAGACGGTTAAAGAATTAATTGAGAAGTTAACCAAATTAAATCCTGAATCAGAAGTTACAGATCAAATGACAGTCAAACATTTCTATTTATTTGCAGACATGTTAGACAGGAAAAGTCCTAAAAAGAAAACCAAACAATGAAACCAAAATCGTTGAAAAGTTTATTATTACTAATAGGATTATAACTGTTCATTGTGGTCTTGCTGTTTGGATTAATTTAAGGATTAACGAAAAGGTTGACATCAAAATCACACCAAAAGACTTTTATGTTAATTCTTATGAAGAAGCGGAGAAAGCGATGTTTGAGTTTTTAGATAAATTTCTTGGTTATTCTTTTGATGTTTTGCTGAAATACTCAGAAAGAATCCCAAGATGCAAGTGTGGAAGTAAAAAACAAGAGAGTTTTTCTGGTTTAGTAGGTGAGCATGTGATCTACTGCAAAAAGTGTGGATCAATAATTTGGTCTGAACCTATTACAGAAGCAATGATCGCTTAAATTAATAAAGAAAAGAAAGGAATAAAAACGATGGAAAAGAATTACTGCCAAAGAACAAGTAGAAAATGTATTGGTGGAGCTTTTGACGGAAGAGATGGCAAGCCTATTGATTGTGAAACATTTTGTTATTCAAAGGAAGATTCAAAAGACTGCGTACATTGTGGTTACTTTCCGGAACAAAAGGCACACATAGAACAAATAGAAAAGGCAGTTATCCACCTTTTAAAAGAAAAAACAAGACGTGTTTTTGAAGAACAAACGGTCAGCGAAACATATACACATCCAAAAATCATGACTATAAAATGGCTGAGATCAACTGTAGAAGGTCTTGGTCTTAAGGAATCGAAAGAATTTGTTGAAGAAGCAATTGGGGAGTTTTCCTTCGTCATCGAAACAGACGATTATGTTGATCTATCAAATGCCAAAAGATGTTTACGAAGCGCCAAACTTAGTGTTAAATTTAAATAAAATATCCCGAAACTAGGGCCACCAGCCCTAGTCTACTAGTAATCTAGTACTGATGAGGGAAAATTAAAACAACAAAATAGAAAGGATAAAACAATGAACGGAAATGCCCAAATCATTACGGTAAAGACAAGCGAATTAAAAACCATTCTAATGTTTGCTATTCAAAACAATCTAAACACCCTGATTGAAGGCGCTCCAGGGATTGGCAAAACTTATATTGTCAATCAAGTAGCCGAAGCCCTCAAAGCAGACATAGAAGTTTTTTATTCTTCTACTGCTGACCCAACAGAAATTAAAGGCTTTCCATTTAAGAAGAATGAAACAGAAGCCGATTTCCTCCTTTATGGCCAATTCCAAAGACTGATGAAAGCTAAAAAATTAACCATAGCTTTCTTTGATGATTTTGGACAAGCCACCCCAGCAGTCCAATCTAGTTTGATGAATCCATTACAAGCCAGATTAATTAATGGAAAGAAACTCCCTGATTGCATCCGTTTCATTCTGGCAACAAATGGTCGTGAGCATGGAGCAAACGTTCACGGTATTCTTGAGCCGATTAAATCCAGAATGCATCTAATCATCAATCTAATTCCTGACCTTGATGGTTTTTTAAGCTGGTGGTTGGATCAAGAACTCCCCGTCGAAGTGTATGCCTTCTTAAGGTCAAACCCTCAAAGGCTTCAGCAGTTCAAGCCATCAAAAGATATTGTTAATTATCCTTGTCCAAGAACTTGGGAATATGCAGGTAAAATGCTGAAAGCTGGATTACCAAAAGGTTTAGAGTTGGCCTGTATTTCTGGTTCTGTCGGTCCTGGTGATGCAATGGCTTTACTAGCCTTCATTGATATTATGAAGGACGCAGTTGATCCAGACTCTGTAATTAAATTTCCTGATACTGCTCCTGTTCCTGATAGAACAGCAGTTATGTTTGGCCTGATGGGAGCATTAATCTACAGAATGACAAATAAAAATTTCAGGTCGATCTTAAAATATGCAAAAAGGCTTTCTGTCGAATTTGCTTCAAAGCTTAGACATGACTGCCTGAAAAAAGCGCAGAAGGAATCATTCGATATCGTAAATTCCACCGAGTATGGGGACCTTGTCCGTTATACTGGGAATATCGTAGCTAATTAAGCAAACAATAAAATACACACACAAAAAAGAAAAGGATAAATTATCATGGAACTTTCTAAAACTGCTATGCTAGTTGAATTGAACATTGGCCAGTGGACCGCTAGAAAAAAAGATACCAAAGCCTCCAGGAAAGTTGAAGAAGAACAGGAAGCAAAACACGGAGTGGCAAACGTCACAAAACAACTACTGGCAAAAGAAGGCATCGGAAAAGTAACTCAAGCTTTCCAATATGTGAGGTGGTTCTTTTATGCTCACACCCGTCCTTGGTCAAAAGGAACTGCTATTCTTAAAAACTCAGTCTATGATGAGTTTATCAAAGGATTTAATGAAGTAAAATTAAGAGCGGAGGAAGCGATTGAAGAATTCCTTCCTCTCTACCCAAAGCTATATGAACGAGCCAGAAAAGACCTAGGCAAAATGTGGAAAGAAGAAGACTATCCACCGATTGAAAAAATAGCAAAAAAGTTTTACATCCAGTTAAGATTCCTTCCTGTTCCCAAATCAAATTATTTTGAAGTGGAAGGATTATCTGGAAAAAATGTAGACGAGATTAAACAAAATATCGAACAAGGAATCAAACAAGGGATTGAGGAAACAACCAAAAAAACCTATGAAGAGTTAGGAGTGTTCGTAGGAAGAATGGTCGAAGCTCTTGATAATTTTGGCAAACCAGTAAAAGGGAAAGGCAAGAAAACAAAAAAGGGTAAAACCAGGACCCAAACCTTTAGAGATTCCTTAGTCGAAAATATCCAAAACATGGTTGACAATCTAAAGACCTTAAATATAACAGACGATCCCGATCTGTATAAAATTGGTAAAGAGATTGAAGATAAACTCTGCCAAGTTGACGGAAAAGAATTAAGAAACAACCCTAAAATCAGAAAGAACATTAAAGATAAGGCAGACCAAGTTCTAAAAAAATTAGAAGGATATTATTAATAACTGTGGAAAGGGAAAAATAAAATGACTCCATTGGAATTAATGCAAAAAGCCAGAGGGCAATTGCTAATATCTGATAGATTCTATGGAATACTAGCAATGCACCTCCAACTAAAGGAAGACCCATCAGAAGAAACTGCCTGGACTGACGGGTCAACAATAGGTTTTAATCCAAACTTCATCTCTTCCTTAACAGACTATGAAAGGATGTTTATCTTTAAACACGAGGTATGGCATTGCATTTTAAATCACCATACCAGAAGAGAAGGAAGGAACCATGAAACCTGGAATGAAGCAGCAGACCGAGTCATCCATTTCAAATTTGTCCACGAGGAATCGATGAAATTAATGGATGGCGTTCTTTATGATATAAACGACCAGGGATTAGGAGTTGAGCAGCTCTACAATAGAATCAAAAAAGAAAAAAAATCAGGACAGGAGAAAAAAGGAAGAAACATAGGCAAAGTAAAAGATATTCAGTCAGAGGAAGAAGGAAAACCTACTTCGTGTGAAATAGCTCAAGAAGAAGGAAAATGGACCCAAGCCCTTGAACGAGCTATCAAAGAATCAAAAGACTATGGCAAAGTCCCAGCATTCGCCATAGATATTTTAGACAGCAGAAGGAAACCAAAAATAGACTGGGAAGAATCACTAAGAAGATTCTGCCAAGAAAGCTTGGACTCATCAGATTATAATTGGATGAATCCAAATAAAAAATACGATATGTATCTACCAAACCTCTCAATTGATAGAAACGTTATACCAGAAATGGTTTTTGCCATAGACACTTCACGTTCCATGTCAATAAATTCCCTTAATCAAGTTGTTGGGGAATTATCATCTATCTTAGAAGAATACAAAGTAAACATAAATGTCTTACTGACCGATACCATAGTACATAAAGTTTTAAAGCTAAACCAAGAAGATTTACCTTTAAAGATTGAAGCAGTTGGAAGAGGAGGTACTGACTTCATCCCATCTTTTGAGTGGGTCGAAAAAGAAGAAATCAACCCGACCTGTTTTTTATATTATACGGATGGAGATGGTCAGTTTCCAGACAAAGAACCATCATATCCTGTTCTTTGGATAGGCACTCAAAATTTTAAACCACCATTCGGAGAATTTATCAAATGCTAAAAAAACTTGGATGGAAAAATAAATCGATACTAGAAATTTGGCTGGGTCTACCCTTAAAAACTAGGGTAGATCTTTGCCAAAAATTTAACATCTTAAGTCTTATAGAGGTTATAAATAACAAAAAACTAGAAGCACATTTGAAAGGGAAACCATGCCATTCAAAAAAATAAAAAGCAAAACTGATGACCAGGACCATTGGGATAAAATAACTTCCAGCGGTCCTGAAAAATGTTGCATCTGTGACAGAAAATCAAAAAAAGTCGGCAAACTCACTTACTGGATAAAACACAAAAAAACCGGAGAAGACCTTTACAAATGTAGCAATTGCGAAACTCTCGGATCAAACTGGCTTAAAAAATTCCAGGGACCTGCAAGTAACTGTCTAAAAGAAATTTTCAGAAAGGAAAATTGATATGAGCAATGGTGCATGGAAAACTACAGATTATTGTTGGCTGTCTATAATCAACACAATAAAATATGGAGATATACCTATCGAAAGTCTAACAAGCCTAGCTTGTCCGGTGAACATTGAACTTCAGATATACAAAAGGCAACTGTTGCAAAACCTTTCACCCATCGCAAAAAAAGTTATCCAAATAATATTCTTCGAGGAGGAAATGAAACTGACCAAAACAAACTTAAAATTAAAACTAAGACAAGAAATAGAAAGCCCACAAAGGAAATTAACCATCAAAGAAAAAGATTTAAAAATAAGCAAAGCATTTGAAGAACTAAAATTCTATGCGAGGGAAACACTATGAAAGATATATTATGGATATCAATCTCATGGATAATCATTTCAATTTTATTTTATACCTATATAAACCAATTCTAAGGAGGAAAACACAATGAAAAAACACAAAGAAAGAAAAGCAATATTAGCAAATATTCCAGTAGACCTTTATGAAAAATTGAAAAAATTAGCTAAAGAAAATTACCGATCTGTTTCAGCCCAAATTAATTTGATCCTCAAAGAAACGATTGATAAGAAAGGATAGAAACAATGGAGCTAATTCACCTATCGACAACAAAAACCGAATTTGGCCTGTATTTAATTTCGGTTTTAATAAATGGGGTAAAATATGAATACAAAATTCCTTCTTATCCTGCCTTAGAAAAATTTGAATATTTCTTAAAAAAGGGATGGATGGGAAAAGCCCTAAACATGCTGAAAAAATTTAATTACCAATAAGAGGAAATTAAAATGTTAATAAAACAAATTGATCCTATATGGATGCAAACAGACCAACCGGAGAAAATAAAACCATTTTTGAAATATGAAAAAGAATACTGGAAAAAAGAAGGTTATTCAAGGATAAGAAAAACCTATACAGAATACCTAGTTTCAAAAAATGGAATTTTCTTAGCCGGATTTTTACCAAGAATTTTAGGACAATTTATAAATTGCGAACTGCAACTTTCTAAATTAGAAACGAACATCGATAGAGCAGAACCTAAATTAAAAGAAATAAAATTTTCTCCGGAGCAATTAAGACTTATAAACTCTGCTCTGGAATATAGAAGAGGAGTATTAGTAGCGCCAACAGGCTATGGTAAAACAATCATGGCCCTAGCTTTGATATCTTGTTTTCCAGACTCTAAAATTTTATTTCTTTGTCATACCTTAACATTAATCAAACAAACACTGGATGAGTTATCAAAATTCGGATTTAAAAATTTCACCCAAGTCGGAGGAGGAACAAAAGAACTAACAGGAAGAGTAGTCGTATCAACAATACAAAGTTTAGCAAGAATAAATCCCTTCCATTACTGTGATTTCGATATGGTTATTGTTGATGAATGCCATCACATTTCTGGACAGGAAAGTTTATATTACAAAGTCCTGACCAACATATTAGCTCCTTTAAGATTTGGCCTAACAGCAACAATGCCAACATCCCAAGAAAAATTACTTTATATAGAAGGTTTGCTAGGGCCAGTCTTAGACCAAATAACCCTAAAAGAAGGAATGGAGAAAAAAGCCCTTGCTGTTCCCAAAGTAAAAATAATTCCAATAGAAAAATGTGATGGTCTTACTGGCATAAACCATTATCAATCAAAAAATGAAACAGAAGAATATGAATCAAAAAAAGGTATTTATGAAATCGCCATTGTAGAAAATAGAATAAGGAACAGAGAAATAATTAAAATATGCGAAGAACAAAATAACAATAACAAATCCTGCTTAGTGTTCGTAGATTTTATTGAACACGGAGAAAACCTATTATCCATAGGTAAAAACACAATCAAAAATATTAGTCTGGTTAGAGGGTCTACTACAGCCGAAGAAAGAAATAAAATAAAAAAAGATTTAGGATTTAAAAAGATTAAAACAGTAATTGCCACAACAGTATGGACAGAAGGATTAAACATACCGTCACTAAACACAATAATATTAGCAGGAGGAGGAAAAAGCACAAAAAAATTATTACAAATGATTGGCAGAGTTTTAAGAAGAACTGAAGAAAAAGAAACTGCCCTAATAATAGACTTTGCAGATTCTGGTAAATTCATTAGTGAACATTTCGTCGAAAGATTAAAATTATACCTAATGAATAAATGGGAAATTATTTATTGAAAGGAAAACGACCATGAATATTTTTTTAAAAGAAAATGGGAAATGGAAATTATTTGAAAATGTAAGTATGGAGGAATTAGAAAAAAGG